CACGGGTATAGAATTTGTCTTTTTCGTTGTAATATGAAAAAAAGACTGCTGCCGTGATTTGCTTGTTGCTGTCAAATTCAGTCACAAGAAAACGGTCAGGTGGGAAGTAATCAATCCCCTCTCCGTTCCATTTCGCCATGATGCCACCGAGTCGAATCATTTTTTCAATATTGTCCTGTGCATTCATTAGAAAATGCTTATCAATCGCATCTTGCAAAAACTGTGCCTTTTCGCCCGTTCCGTATTGGGATTGTACCTTGATGTCAATTTCTTGGGTGATTAGGGTCGCTAGTTCCCTTGCTACCGTGTTGGAAAAGCGGATGGTACGTGTTTCCTTGTCCGTCCAAGGTGGTTGTAGACTATCTGCTCCCTCTAGCTGTTTCCAAAGCAGAATTGCATTTTCCATTTCTGACGACAGATAGGTCTTAATATTATATATATTTTTATAGTCTTTTTTAAATAGCGTTCGCAATCTCTCCTTTATCCAGCTTATGATGCTCGTCTAGTTCACCTCGTTTGAATCTTGATTGATTGTTGTTTGAATTTATTTCTTGATTGAATCTATAGTTTAAATCCTATGAAATCCGCAAAGCCGACAGAGTTATCGGGGTGAGTATGATAATTATATCTGCTTATTGTTCTTGTGAAAGAATTATAGTTTTCTTTATACGTCAATACTCCAATAGCTTCATACGCTGTTTTGTAATGAATTTCTTCGTCTGTGCTAAATTCTTTCCCACATAGTCGGCATCTGTAAATTGCTTTCATGGTCTGCTCTTACCTCATTTTTTTCCTGCCTTGATTGAATCTAATCTTAAACAGTGTTCATATTCCTCTAGCCCATCGCACGTAACGTGAAAAGCGGGGCAATCGCTTTTGTCACATGGCATAAAATATTCATTCGTGTATGACTCGCCTTTTACTGTTGCGGATAGACTTGTCACTTTCCCAATTCTGAAAGGACATTCTTTTATTTCTTTAGCTTTCATTTTATCTTATCACCTTTCTTTTCATCGACAAGCCGTGTAATTTTCGCCAATTATTTGCGTTTTTGTCTATTTTGTAGGTTGTTGTTGCCTTGTCACTGAATTTCGTATCAGGAACAACAGTGATGATTTTATTCTTGTTCGTGCTAATGTCGGTCACTGTGACTTTTGATAAGTCGACATGATTCTGTTCGTTCGCCGGTTCGAGTTCAGTCTGTAATCGTTTCACTTTGGCAGCTGAATTATATTCTAGTATAGCTGCTACAATACCTATCAAAATCACGAATGCTGTTAGTATGATTGCTCGAATGTACATATTGTCTCCTTTTTTAGATAATATATCTCAACTCTTTTCGTAAAAATGTCATTACAAAATAACGCAACTGGTCGCATAAATGGTCATTTTCTTTGATAACCTTGTCCTCTCCTGCTTTCTCGTCCCATGCGTAGCCTTCCAATTCTTTAAACATATTTTCGCATGAATCGTTAAATTGAATGACATTAGCGTTTAGGAATTTCGTTGTGTATTGTATTCCGTTCAGTACGTCATTATCTGCACCTTTTACAATGAATTTTCCGTATTTTTTGACTGTTTCAATAAATGATGCTGCGGACGGGTCCACAATCACGGTCTGCACAGGCAAGTCGCCGATTAGGTCTAGTAGCATTTTGTAATACGCTTCATCGTCTACACGTTTACCAGTATCTCTACCAGAGTAGTATAATTCCTTTATCATCGTTGCTTTCTGTTTAGCCTTGTTGTACTCCCATAGTCCGACTGCGAACGGATTGACCGTTCCATAGTCAATAGAAACTAGATAGACATTGCGTGAATTGTACGTTGCTGGTTCGTGTATAATATGCTTTTCCCTTGAAAACATCGGATACACTAGTCCCTCGGCTAATGCCCATTCTCCTAAAATATAACGTCTGTAATAAACGCTACCCGAATATTCTTTACATAGATTTGTGATAAATTCCTGTGGCAAAAATGGATTGTCAAAAATTGTATACTTTTGACAGTAGATGTCGGCATCTGATTCTAAAAACTTCTTTAGCCAGTGATTTGGGTCTTGGGGGTTTAACGCCCCATCTAGGCAACTGTAGGGCTTATCTAGTCTCGATTTTAAAATTTCAAAAACTTCTTCGTTCCAGTCTGCCATTTCATCGCCATAGCAGTACTTGATTGATGAACCCCTTAACTTTGATACTTGTGATACCTTTTCAGCTCCTAGACAATAGCAGACTTCGCCGAATAACTTACATTTATTTTGACTATTTATCTCTCCCACCAGTTCCGAACCCCAAATGTTACGCATCGGCTCTAGTAGATTTCGTTCGATAGTGGATTTTGTGACACCTAATATGACTACTAATCCCTCTTTGCCAATTCTTGCACGGATTCGACTAGGTATCAGATAGTAGTCCATGTATGTTTTGCCCGAACGTGTTGCACCTGTCTTGATGTTGTAACGATGATTTGCATTTTTGAAAAATTCAATTTGTTTTTCGCTAAATTGCATCTTTTACGCCTTTTCTGTGTTAATTACGTCCGCAACATCTAGTTTTTTCACAACTTCGTCTAGTTTATTCATCGTGTCGGCTGATGTATCCACTTCTCGTTTGTCTCTCCACTGCTCCGGCTTTCGATTTTTTAGCCAAAATATTTGTGCAGTTATGTTTCCGCTTAATGCACTTTTGAATAGTGCGTTCTCAACTTCTGTATCAACTATCTCTTTCGTTTTTTTTAGGGTGTCGGATATTTTAGGAAATTTTTTTTTCCATTCAAATAATGTATCCCGACATATTCCCATATTGTGTGCTATTTGTTCGTCTGTCAGTCCGTTCCTTGCCCAGCCTTGCAGGAGCAATAGACCGTCCTTGGTTAGCCAATATTCATATTTTCCTTTAGCCGTTCATTAATTTGCTCCTTTCGTTATTTTTAAGAAACCCCCAGCGGTCTTGTGACGACCTTACCAGCGTTCCGCTACTGGGGTAATACAATGCAAAGGGGATGTACATAGTACATAACTATTCAGAATCATTATAACATACTATTCTAAAAAAGTTGTGGTCACGATTTATACAATATTTTATGTGAAAAATTTTTTTTGATTTTTTATAAAAAAGTGTTGACATACCACCGAATTAGTGGTATACTTAAGACAGTTAAAGAAGAGGTCTAAACAAGGAGGAAAGCATAATGAAGAAATATTACGCAGTATCAAGAAGAAACACATACATTTTTTATAGCTTTGCAAGCAAGGTAGCTAGAGACGAAGCAGTAAAGGCAAATAACAAAATCGAAGTTGTAACAGTGAAAGATGCAAAACGAAGTGTTGATTGTAAAATCTATGATTATGAAAAGGCAACTGTTGACGTAGCAAATGGAAAAAGACTTTGGTAAAGGAGGAAAACATAATGAGTAAATACAATTTAAGTAAAATCATGAAAAGAGCATGGGAAGAAATTAAGAACGTAGACGTTAAGTTATCAGAAGAAGAAGCTAATACATACAACGAACTTTTCAATAATTTCACAGCTAAGAAATCTGTACTAAGTTTATCAGGACTTAAACACAAAGTTCAGAAACAGATTAGATACATTGCTGTTGACGATGCAGAAGTTTCAGTTCTTAAAGAGAACGAAAATGTTCAGTTGGATACTCTGCTAAGTTTCTTTACAGAAGACAACAAGTTCAACGCATTAACTAAAGCTTTAGAACTTGATAGTGAAATAGCTAACACTGTAAGAACAACAATCTTACATAACAATAAAGCTATTATCTTTTCAGAATCCTTCATGAAAATGAAAGCTGGTAAAAAATGGAATGGCAAAATTTATGGTTCGGCAAAAAAAGGCTTTACCGTATACCTAAACGGTGAGAAAGTTGCTGTTGATGAAACTGTCAACGCTGTTATCGAAGAAAGAATTATAAGAGGAATTGAATGCTAAAAGACAAAAGCGAATTGCAAAACACCCATCAAATGTTGCAATTCGCCCAGCTTTCCAATATGGACTATTAAAATGTAATAACGATTAAATTAATCTTTACATTCCACTATGGTACTATTAAGTGTAAAAAAGTATAACAATACTCCAATTTACATTCCAGTATGGAACTATTACAATGTAAAAATGTATAACAATAATCTATTTTACATTTCAATATGAACTATTTGTGTGTAATCATATCATGCTCATGTTGAAATGTCAAGAAAGGAGTTTTAATTATGACAAAGAATGAACTAAACGAAGTAGTAGAAGTAGTTGACCGCACTTTTAAACGTTTAAAGACTAGATTTCACGAGTATAATGAAAATGATAATACTAGTCGTTTCACATTTGACGAACTAGAACACGAAGTCATTGAACAGAAAGGATATTTAACAGGAATCTTCCGTGGAATGTTTATGGCAAATGGAATTGATTTTGACACGTTCTGGGAGATGTCTAAAAAAATCGAACAGAAAGCAAATTCGCTAATAAGAAGTATTCACAATTGCAGACCTGAATAAAAAAAAAGAGAGAGGTTACGCCCTCTCTCGTCCTGTTAGGTATCATACTAAAAAATAATTTTCTTAGTGTATCCATAGATGTTTTTTCATTTCAAGCCCTTGTAGGTAGAATAATGGATACATCACTATAATAGCACTAATAGATTGCATTGTCAATTTAGATTTAGAAAAGGAGATACAATGATTAGAGAATGTACAGAATGTGGTAGACAATTCGAGAGTAGACACGGCATGACCGTCTGTTCTGCCGAATGTTACGATGCTAGAAAGCACCGCCACTGGAAAGAAAACAACATCCGAAGAAAAACGGGCATTAATGGTAGGATACAGACTTGTCCTGTCTGTGGGAAAACGTTTGAAACCGCTAGAAAAATCTATTGTTCTGATGAATGTCGTGCAGTAGGTCGTAAACAACACCAGTCAGTATACTATTCTAAATGGTACGCTGACAATAAAGAAGAATTGATTAAAAAAATCATAGTAAAAAGGAGAAAAGAAAATGCCAAATAGAATTAAAGAACTGCGTCAAGAGCTAGGAATGTCTCGCGCTGAAATGTCCCGCCAATTTCAAATTCCAATCCGCACGCTGGAAAACTGGGATGCTGGGAAAAATTCACCACCTGAATGGGCAGAACTATTGCTTATCAAAGAACTGGAACGAATGATTAAAAAATAAAAAAATATTTTTAAAAAAGTTTACATTTTTTGCTCGACATACCACCGAATTAGTGGTATGCTTAAGACAGTTAAAGAACAGAGATAAACAAGGAGGAAGAAACAATATGGCAAACGAATACAAGAGAATTGAAACCCAGTGGGAGCATGAAGGAAGAATCTATTACGGATATGCAGAACGAAAAGGCGACCTAATCACCTTAAACAGCTATCAAGGCGAACGCTACGGCACTACAGCAGATTGTTATGACCGATTAGATTTAGAAGATACAGACCAAGAAACCTTTGACGATGTATGGAACGAAATTGAAAACTTAGCCGAAGAAAATGGCGGCACAGCAGATGTAACGGACTTCGAGCTTTAGCCCCTCATTAAAAAAGAACCTCTAAAAAGGTTCTTTTTCTACGTCAATACCTAATCCCTGCATCTGCCAGACACTTCTTCAACTTCCCTAGTGTCATTCTGCGACACGCATAGAAATCTTTCTTGCACACGGGAATATTCTGAACATTTAGTAGTCTATCATACGATAGTTTCTTATAAATCGTGATGCACAGCTCCGTTGCAATATCTGTATTGACCGATTCTGCACATATCCTTAAAATATCGTGATATCTAAATTCTTCTGACCTACAATATTCTAACAACTGTTTTGCTTCTTCATTCGACTTGAATCCAAAATCTTTGTAACTTTTATCACGTTCGCCTTTTTTCATGTTATCAACCCCACAACGCCTACAAATAAATTCAAAATCGCTAGTACTATTGCTATGATTCCCGCTATAATCATCCCCTTGTCTTTCGTTCTGTAATATGCTTTGAAGTACAGATTCACACAACACCCACACATAACCGCTAATGCAATACTAATGATACTTCTAACTACAATATTAGACAATACTATCTCCTTTCCTTTTTTTCTAAATTATCTACTATTTACATACTTCTTCACTAACCATTTGTAATAGTCCTTGTCCTTTTGTAGTATCACTATTTCCTTTTTTAACTTCGTGACTTCTTTACACTTTGCAAGAAACATTTCGTCAATCGCATTTGCTATTTCTTCGTTGATGATGTCCGTTCTGTTGTTCCAACTATCTAATAATTCTTTTCTACAATCATCATTGCTTACAATCTCCCCATCTTCATTCATATCCCAAATTGACCTTGCTATAGGAGTGGATACATTACACTTCTCGCAGTTAATTCTGTAGTTAAATACTGTACCATTCCCAATTAACTTATCACTCCATCCGTAAAATTCCGCTTTCCCACCGCAGAACGGACACGGTTTTAATTTTTCCATGCTCAATCCTCCTCGATTCTTATAAAATACTCCACGTTCGATGCTGGAATAATCGCAAGACAGTTTTCGTCTTTATCAAGCACTTTAAAAATTGCAGTTGTTTCATTCTCAGCTAAAACGATACTTGCATTTTCAAACTCCGTTGTCCATCCCGATTTTAATTTACATTCATAGCAGCACATCTTAATCCTCCTTTATCTTTTCCACGTACTTTTGTGTAAATCTGCATATATCATCTAGTCTCGCTCTTGATTCTCTAATTTCTTCATCCAATCGAATTACTTCTTCTAAGAATCTAGGCAACCTTTGGTCATATCCTTTCTTCCAGAAATGGTCTTTCAGAACCACCACGCATTCCGCTATTGTAAACGCTTTTGCACTTCGCACAGCATCTTGCATATTCTCTACTTCTTTTTCGTGTCCACCGTACTGCCCTAGCATCATGCCAATTTTTAGTTCTTCTTTCCCTTTGGCAATACGTTCTTCTATCAGCTCCTGGCGAATGTGTTCTTTTTCTTTCTTCATCAGATACTCCTTTTGACTTTTACGTCCCTCGTTGAATGAATCCTTAGCGATTTGGTTCATTTTCTCCGACAGGGTTTTTAATTCCCTGTC